TGTACCAGTCAGCGACTTGAAACATCTTTTCCTCCTTGTCCACCCGGATTTTCTCGAACGGGATGTGTTCCATCTTGGCGATGGTCCCAAGTTTGGACCAAGTAACCGCAACCGCAAAGCCGTTGAATAGTTCTAAGTCAAGGACCAGTTTCTCCGTGATGTCGTTCAAATCCTCCGTGCTGGAAAGTCCGTCGAAGAACTTGATGAACCGGGCCTGCTGCTCCACGGTCAGGTTGTCGCCTGCCTGCCAGCCACCGCCCATGATGTAGTTTACCTTTCCGTTGACGATGGCGTTGTGCTTGGACGACCTGCGATAGTTGTCCAGTAGGTAGTAGGGGTATTCGTTGGCAAAGCCATAGGTGATGTATTTGCCGGACCTGTTCTCCAGCATCACGGGGACCTTATGCTCTATCCCAAGCCATTGGGTGAAGTGTTGAGTAGATTTATTACTCATAGCGTTACTGCGGTAAAGTTGAGGGACTGAATCGTGATGGGTTCAGCAGAGTTCTTTGAGTTGACCATGATGGTAAAGTCATCGTTGACCGCTGCGGTGAGGTAGGCTTCAAAATAGACCGCATGGCCATTGTCGTGGCTCATTGTAACCCCTGCCTTGCTGGATGCTATCGGTGTGCCTCCCTTGGCGATGTACCAGTCAAATTCCCTGTTGTTGCTTGCCGAAAAGGTCATATTTGCAGACACCTTCAACGCAGCCCCAGCGATGCCTGTGTAGGTAATCACGCAGGTGGTTTTGTTAATCGTAAAGTTGTAGGTTGACAAAATCCCCTCATCCATTGCAATCGTCAACTTAGCGGCTGCATTGCTTGTTGGAGTGAAGTTGGTATTGGATGCAACGCTCAAAGAGCCAAACCCCCGTTCCCGATTCAGGGTCGCAGTATCGGCAAGGTCGTCAAATAAACCGCCCACCCGTGCAGCGGTGTTCGCTCCAGCAGCGGTTTCGTTGGTAATGGTAGCAGCACTATCTTGTAGTTCGCTTCGTGTTTGTACGCTCATTAGGCAAAAGTTGAGTCAAAGGTTAGGTCAAAGACACCCTCGTCGGATGCCCCGAAGACGCTATAATTGATTGAATTGGCGTAGGTGTTGAAGCCTATCGTTGCGGTTTGTAGAAAAGCCAAGCCCGTTTCAACGACCGCCAAAGCAGCGGCAACCGTGCTATTGGTATCGTAAACTTCGTAACGATACGAGCCTGTTTCAAGCGACCCCACGGCAATCGAAAATTGGTCATAGCGGTTGGTATAGTTGGAAAGGTTGGCAGATTTCAGCAGGGTGAAATCGGTCGTGGTGTTCTTTGCGATGCTTGTAAGGCGCAAGATGTAGCGGTCCCCCGTGCTGGCTCGCTCGGTCCAAGTAACCGTTATCGTGTTGGTCGTGTCAGGGTTCAGGTAAAGCATCTGCTTGTAAATGTGCGATGCCCCCGAATTTCACAATTTGCGCCCAATCTGCCTGTATAGTTCGGCCCGCTTCTTGGCGGTTTCGACCACGTTGAACTGCTTTTTGATGTCACTCGTTAGGTTGTCAGCCAAGCCTTTACGCAGGTCGGGGTCAAGGATCAACTGCTTGATGTACTTGTACCAGTCCTTGGGTTTGTTGTAAGGCACGAGAAAGCCGTTCTCCCCGTGTCGGATGACATCGGTGTAAGGGATGGTTTCGCTTGCGATGATGGCTTTGTTCATCCACCCGGCCTCTACCACCTTCAACTCGGATTTCAGTTTGTTGAACTTGGTGTCCCGGAGCGGTGCAAGGGTAACATTCACGAAGTTGTAGCCCCCGACATACGAATAAATATCCGCTGCTTGGATTCGTCCGTAGTTCGGGTTGTTGCCTTGGTCGCTTATGATTTTCTCGTAGCCCTCGTAAACGGGGTTGTTGTCGTTCCACCCTCCGAGATAGAGGCGGTACTTGCCGTCCAAGTTTGCGTCCCAGCGTAGTTTCTGCATCCCCTCACGGAGCAGTTCCATGTCCTCGCCATGCTGCGCACCACCGAACCAACCGAACTTGACGAGGTGTTTGTCGGGTTCTTCCTCCGGGTTGGGAATGAACTGCTGATAGGCTTCGTAGGGTTCGTTCTGCAGAATGCTCACATTTGCATTTAGAGGCCGTATGCGGGACGCAAGATGCTCGGTGGTACAGGTAACCCAGTCAGCCAATTTGATGTGCTTACGGATGACCTCTGCGAGTTTGGTTTCGTGATAGTGGCGGTACATGATGTGGCCGCTTTCAAGCACCCAGTAATCGTCCAAGTCAAGGATGACTTTCGCTCCGTATTGGGTCAGGGCTTTGTAGACGTTCTCGACTTGCTCCATGGTTCCCTGACACCACAAACGGCTGAACAGGAACAGATCTATTGAACGAAGCCCCTCGTCGCTAATCGTGGTGATGTTCTCCACGCACACATAGTCAAACTCCGGGTAGTTGTCGCCAAGGTATGCGTTCGGCATTTCGAGGCGGTAATAACTGCACCCGGTTGGATGGGCGTTATAGACAATGCAAATCTTCATGGGGTAAAAATAAGAAGGGCAGCCATTGCTGACTGCCCCTCTCAAACCTCAGATGATGAAAACCTGATGCGAAGATACTACGAACCTGCGATTTGTGTGGCCAACGGTGTAAAAGTTGTTGACACAATCAAAAGCATTGGGTCGGGTTCCATCCCTGTCAGCGTCATTTCGTAGCCACTTCTATCTCCGAATGCAGTACCACTGCCAGCAGTTCCAGCAGTTGCCTCAAGGCCGTTCGCAGCACCCAACACCCAATAGCGGTTGTTGTTGTCTTGGACGATGACCAGCAGGCGGTTGCGAGCAAGCAGACGGAGTTCGTTGCGGACTGCAACTTGCAGTTTGTTGATGGTAAAGGTAACCTCAGGGGTGTAGTAAATCGAGCCGTTCTCGATGCTTGCATTCAGCGTTTCCGTCATGGACGAAGTGGCCTTGGTCAAGTCGTACTCGTAGAAACCCGAAGAGAAACCTGTGAAGCCTGTAACAGTACCGGAGCCATTGGTGTTAACGGTTCCCGTAGCATTCCAGCCTTGGACGTAAATTGTTTTGATTCCACCTACGGAATCACGGCAGCCGAGGGCGTAGCCAGTAGTTAGGGAGCAGGACATATGTGTTTGGGTTTTAAGTTACAAGAGAACAAAAAGCGAGGGGAGGTTTCCCTCCCCCCTACACATTAGGTCAAGCGGAAGTCAACAACCAAGTCGGGGTAAGCGATTTGGACACCTGCTTTGAAGGCTGCTTGGAAGCGGACTTCATCGTTGTCTTTGCTGAACCAAATTGAGAACTGCTCCTCGTCGCTCAAAAGGTCGGTTCCGTAGAAGAAGTTACCGAGGTAAGACGAAACGATGCGGTTTGTTCCAGTCAAGCCGGGGACTGCAATGACACGGACGTTTGTGCCGGGATACATGATGTCCCCATCCGCAAGGCCAGCCAAGTCAACTTGGTTGTACATAACCGCTGTGGAGGACTTGAAAGCACCAAGCAAGGTACGGAAGTTGTCCCAACCGCAGAAGATTACGAGGTCAGTCTTGGTCAAGATGGCCTGTGGGATTTGGTTGTAGATGCCGTCAAAGATGGCGATTGCGTTGCCTGTGGTGATACCAACGGACGCAGAAACCGCACCAGTGTTGCCGTTGATGGTAGAACCCGATGCAGCGTTCAACAACTGGTTGACACCTGAAAAGTAGGTGTTGCCCTTCCAAATTGCATTTTCCAAAGCCTCAGCGATGCGAAGTGCCTTCTGCTCGCTGAATGCCTGCTCGAAGGGAACGCCATCGTAGGTAGAGCCAGCAGTCAACTGGGTCTGCATCCAGTACTGCTCCAAGGAACGAGGGCAAAGGGTTTCTTGAACCTTCATACGGCCAACAGTGATGTTACGCTGCGTGAAGGCAGTCGTTCCTGATGTAGTGTAACCGCAAGCATCACCGCTTTGAATCAAAGCATCGGTGTCCATGAGGTTGAGGGCAGCAGCGAACTTGATGCCCACCTGCTTGGTGAACAGGGCTGCTGAACGAGCGGAGAATACCGCTTTGGTGATGAGAGGAAGCCTCTCTTGGTCGGTGTAGGAGGTTAATCCTGCAAAAGTAAATGCCATGGTTAGTGGGGGTTTAGGGGTTTAGTTTTTGGATTTGAGTGATTGTAGTGCTTGTGCGAGTGCGTTGAAGTTCTGCGAGGCTTGGGCCTTACGCTGCTCAACGATTGCGGAACCGCTGGCCTTGGGGGCTTCTGCTGGGAGTTCGGAAACCTTTTCGACGATGTCGGCCATGGTTTCAACCTGCGATGCGAATGCAGACATTTTCTCCTTCATCTTGCCCATCTCGGCATAGGCTGCCTTGAGTTCTTCCATGATGGCTCCGAGGTGCTTGGCGACGATAGCCTCGACGACTTCGGGGGTCATTGCGGGATATGCTTCCTTGATTTCCTCGGTTACCTCAACGGCTACTTCGGGGGTGATTTCAGCAGCAAC